AAATGCAGTCAATGCACCGCATGCTATCGAGACGAGGATGCCGGTAATAGCAGTTTTCGCCAGCCAGCATGTTTCTGCGCATTGTCTTGAAACTTTCATTGTTGAATACTGTCTTCAGCGTGCCATCTTGAACATTACCCATTGACTGTTGCCAGTCTCCAACACAGCAAGGCAATACTGTTCCATCAGGATTTGAATATAAATGAATCCAAGGTAATATACAAAAAGTCTTACTGGGCACAGTCAAAATAAAACTCCTCTAGTTCGGGAAATGTTTTTACAAAGTCTAAGTTTCTTCTTCTGTCATACTCAGTAAACCAATTAAAAAAGTCTTTGCGACCTTCTGCTATTCTTTCTGGTGAATAGTTTGTGGTTGACATATAATCAACTACCCGTCTAAACTTTTCATATTCTAAGACACTAAATTTATGTCTATCCATATCATCCAAGTTATCTTTAATAAACTGCAAATGCTTTTCCATGTATGGAACGAATTTGTCCTTGGGGAGAATGTTCATGTCATACTGTAGTGGTTCTTTTAGATATGGAGAATCAAATCTAATTCTTTGCCACTTGGTCTGATCGTCACTGTTATACTTTACACGCCATTCAAGAATCTTTTCAAGCAGTTTGCTAAAATTAGTCACAGTTAATATATTGAATGTAATCATAAACGTCAACGGCATGTTTGTCTTGGTCATGTATGTGTCTAGATTCTTTTCCCACAGTTCTAAATCTAATCCTGTTCTAATGTATTCTGCCTGCGGTCCCCAAGTATCCATGCTTGTAAAAACTTTAAAGTCCTTAATGCATCCTTTGTTTACTAGACTGTTTACTTTGTCAGTAAAGCGTTCAATAAGAATTGGCTTAACTCCTAGATTAGTATTAATATTAAGTTCTAGGTTAGGACATGGATTCTTTTCTAGTTCATCAAACATTCGCCATGTGCTTTGTTGTAGTAATGGTTCGCCACCCGTTATTCTTAGAATGGTTAGTGTCTTACGTAATTCCGGCCACCATTTCCACCAAGCCTTTACATACGGATTAGTTTCTTCATCCTTGTGTATTTCAAACCAATCAATATCGTTCCTATGATTTTTAACCATAGTATACGGACCTTCCTTTTCAATTTCCTTATAATAACTGCTAGAATGTTTAGGATGGCAATATCCGCACTTAAAATTACACTCGTTACCAAAACTGACTTCTATGTATTGTGGATTAACATCTGCCATTGGATCTTTCTTGATTGCATCAAAACGTTCTGGTGTGTGTATACTAGCGTTTCTTTCTTTCCTATCTGAAATATAGTTCTTGCCCATGCATTCTATATTCCAACAATATTGGCATCCGCTGGGTTTCTCTCCGTTAATCATAGCCTGCCTTTCGGCTTTCTTTTGAGGTGTATTATGCAGTAGACTAGGATTTTCTTCAAGTCCCTCCAGCGGAATTTTATGAGGAGCAGGATGATAACAACTGTGTGTTTCGCCCGTTCCTAAATAGATAGTTGTGTGATGCCACTTAGCCATGCAGAAGGTTGGCGATATTGCATCCATCATGGGTTCAAAGCTCTGTATTCTTTCTTTATCCTTCATTGAACTTTTCCCTTAACCATTTAAAATCATTTATCATGTATAGTGCTTCTAAATTATTACTGTTTTGTTTGCCATACTCTCTGCCTTCCTTGGCTCCTCGTATTGCATGTTCGCCATATGGTTTATCTGCACCAACCGTGCACCATATATCTAATCTATCTGATGTTTCCGTATCATCCTGCCGGTCTATAGTCCTACTTGACAACTTTACACATTCTCTGAATGCGCTCTTCCAGGCTGTAAACGGATCTGTATTAATTACCGTCGAATTTGCAACAGTATCCATAGGACGGAAACTGTCTGATATACTTGTGGTCATGTCCGGCTTTGTAATGTCCATGTCAATCGTCATTTGTCTTGGAAACAATTTTACGCCGCCGTATCCGTATTCTAAATTGTTTACAGGGTTTCGACTGCGCCAAACATACACACTCTTTCTTGCATTAAAATCATAGTATGGTATTTGCATGTCAAATGTAAAATCTTCTACTACATCAGCATCAGCATCGACTATATAAAACATTTCAGTAGTTGCTGTATGTGCGGCTTCGATATGTGCTTGATGTATTCCTTTTATGTCACGTGTCCATGTTGCACGTGGCACACGCTCAAGTAATTTATTATAGTTTTCTTCTGCAAACTTTTCCTTGTATGATATAAATGCAACATCATATTGTTTAGGATGGCTCGCTACTATGTCTATTTCTTTTTTATTTGTAAAAAATCTGTAATCCCATTCTCTTTGTAGGACTTTTGAATTTTTAGGAAACAGGCATACTCCGTCATAGTAGTTGCCATTCTTAAACACATGTATATATCTGTCATCCCATTCTGGTATCTTATAGTCAAGATCGAATTCTGGGTCTAGTAGTAGGTTATCCCAAACTACCCAAAAGTGTTTGGTAAGTGATTTTTTACTTACATCGCTAAATGTTTTTGCGTTTTCAATTTTTTGTGCATTAGAAAATCTTTGCTTGAACAATGTCCATGCATTATCATCTACTATTCCATTACTGATAAAAAATACATCATACATATGTTTGACTATAATACGTTGTGCCCATATTGATTGCTTCATTATACATTTTTAAAGTATATTGGCTCATCTGTTCATCTAGATACGGGTAATCGATGCCCAAGTTGTTTTTAATTTCACTACCCAAACGCTTGACTTCCTGTTCTAACCCAAATCCATCCTCATACATTTTACATTGTTCGTTATATAATTCACGCAGACATTCAAAGTCTCTAACCTGTATGTGATCCCAGTCTGTGCAATTTGTGAGATATGTTCCTAGTCTTGCACCGTATATAGCAAACAATCCATTTTCAACATGACTGCCAACCGTGCTCCACATTCTCAGTCTGTGCATGTTGTGCCACCATACACGCTTTTCAATTTCCTGTGGCGGAACTTTTAATCCACCGTCGAGTGTCATCTTGACTCCTTCTCTAAAACCTGCACGCCACGACATAAAAGGATTATAATTTATAATCGTATCACTAAATGTTTTAGGAAAGTTTCTATATCCTGTTTCCCAACAAAAATCTACTTGGGCTCTTTCACTTTCAGAATTTTCATGAGTTTTCATATTCTTAACATGCTCAACATTCCACAATTTTAATCCACCATTGCCGTAGCGCAGGCCATTAACATTATTGCGTCCGCACCAACTGTATGCTTGGATTTCTGGGTTGTCCATGTCTATCTCTACATCAAAGAATTCAGGATACACAATATTGTCAGCATCAACAGTTAGCACCCAATCAGTTTCTGATTGTTCTGCTGCTGCCTTGTGTGCATGATCCGAACCCTTTACACCGTGTATGCGCTTTGCCCACGGAACCTTGTTGCAGAGGTCCGCATAGTTTAGATCCGCATTTGGTTCATCGTAGCTCAGAAAGAATACATCAAACTCAATTACTCTTTTCATTTTTCCTCAATCATATAGTTTTTAAATAAGCGTCTTGTATATACACTAAAGAATTCTGGAATGTTTAGTTCTTTTAATTCAACTTTTTTACCAACCAACTCGTTTATTTTTACAGTAAAATTATCCGTAATTACATTTGGATCATTATAGTCAGTTACAGTAAAGTCAAGTTCTGTTTCACCATCCCAAAACATTTTTCTTTTAGCAACATCAATATCCTTGCTTTGCTTGTATGTTCCGCCATATTCTTCACTTAGTTCAACTGTCATGATTTTTGTATTGCTATCGTGTTCTAAATAAATGTCTGGCTTTTTAATTTTAGAATACTGTCTTACAATTATTCTATGTAGCACATCATCTATCTTGTATAGGTCCTTGCGCTCAACTATTTCAAGTTCTCCTTGATCAGGATCAATAAAACACTTGCTCATTTTTATTTCACCACTTATAATTTTTTCAGCAGTATCTGATTCAAGTTTGATTATGCTTTGATATTTGTCCTCATTAACTGAATGATCCGGACCAACTGACAATACCTTTCCTGTTTCGGGATCAAAAGCAGCGTTATATACTGTTGCTTTTGGTTCATAGGTCTTTATCCATTCATCAAAATCAGGAAGTGTTACTTGTTTTTCTTCCATGCTATTTCCTCCAATATGTTTACTGTTTCTAGTGTTACTTTTTCCTTGTTAACGTAATGAACTATATCATTCTGTTCATAGTTACCAATTTTTAATTTACCTTTCTTATTAAAATAAAATCCTACGTGATCAAAGCAATCTTCCGCGGCATAGGGCCAATTTTGTATCATGCCTTTCATATGAACTACTCTAGGAAATTCCAATGGATATGATATATCTTCTGATACATCTAAAATTTTTGCAGCCAATGCAAATGCTTCGTCAGTTCCAACAATCTTTGGTTTATACTTTCCTAAAAAATTATTAGAATATAGTTCAGGATTCTTTATAATTTCTCTATTTAGATTAAAGAAATCTTTTACTAATGGACTATTTTTAACAAAAAATGTATAAAAGGAATATAGATTAGGTAATTCATTTGCTGTAAAACATTTTCTATAATAATCTCCTGTGATTACTTCACTCCTGTATGTATATGCCTTGTTAGCAATATATAGTTCGCTGTTCTTAATAAAGTATTCGGCCCAATGACTGTAATCCCTGAGGAATAACATGTCAGCATCTAAACAAATTGTGTGTTCCCATGGTGTGAGTTCGTCCATGTAAGATCTTCCATCCCAATGATCAGCACCGTTCCATTCAATTATTTCGTCAAATACCCACGTTGATGTAAAGTTTTCGATTCTGGTCTTATCATTTATGACCAAAGCAACCTTGTCATATCCTTCCTTCTGTGTATTTTTTATACTAAGTGCAAGAGCATATGCTAGTTTGGC